CTCTTCGATTGTATCGCTCTTTCTCTCGGTGTGCTCACTGCTCCTTCGGCCAATCCTTCAACGTAAGATTTTCCAGCAGTGTCTCCACTCTTTGATTTTCCTTCAGCCTCTTTAGTAATGTCAGGTGCGTTCTCACCATCTGAATTTCCTGCGGAAATGTCTTCGAAGTTGGCAGTGTCACTCAACATTGATTCAACAGAGTATTCAAAATCTCCTTCTTTGAGAGAAACGTTCAATTCTTCAAATGTCAAATTCTCATACTGAAATGCCAGAGAGATGATAACTGGTTGGCTCGAACTGTAATCAAATGTGTCCATGTCCATCCTTGCAAGTCTTGGATGTATCGCACGAGTTTTACTAACCGTACCCCCTGCTATTTGATAAAGATCTATGCTTTTTAATAATCTATGCTGTCTCACTGATTGTGGTCTCAGACCAAAGTGATGTGTTTCTCTGAATTGATCACTGGAATTGAAAACTGTCTGAATATAATTTGAATTTTCAATCAATGATTCATCATCGGTACCCATCTTCTTTTTAAACAGTCTGGCGTTTGAAAATTCAAATTCGTAAAGTGTTCTCGCAAATTTTAATCCTAACCCATCCACTGTGTCATACATTCTAACAGTCAACGGATCATAATCGATCTTTCTATTGATTATTCTTTTTCTATTGTACTGATTCATGACATCTTGCTGAACAGAAAATTTCATCCCGTCAACATTGTTACACAAGAAATGTAACCTGTCTTTGAATTCTTTAAGATAACTCACACGTTCAATCAGAAAATCATCAACTACACCTGGATACAAATTATATACTAAAATGTATTGATGTTGCTGACGTATTGCCGATTGAACCCCAGAGCCGCCAACGTAAAGTTGTGCGGCCCTGTTTGCTGGTTTTAAAACTATACCCGACATCTATATAACTATAGACTAGACGTTTGTACCACCAAGACCAACGGATATTAGAGGGAAGATTGTATCGCCTGGTGCTTGATGTATTGCATTGTCATATCTGATGTTTAGCACGATTTGTACTGGTTCAGACACTGCATAGTCTCCATCTGAGTAATCAACATTCTGTAAGAAACAACCTTCAACATCCCATTGTTCTAACTCTGTATTGTTAGTACCATCTAAGATTTCTATCTTAGTACCAAACTTGTAGTTTGATCCTGCTACAGCAGAAGTTTGTTCAAAGTGGTTCATTTGTTTTTGAACCTGTTGACCAACAAGTTTAGAAATGTTGTTGTTGATGTCATCACGCAATGTGATGTTGATCGCTTCCCAAGTGTGTTTCCCTTGCATATATGCGATCGAGTTGTACGAATGAATTGGTACTTCCTCGTGGGTCACCTTTGGTCTAGTAACAGCCATCACTTGCTGTGTTAATTGTAATGGAGAAGCACCCAGGTTACCGAAATTGGTAAATCTCACCCTAAATCTATATTTTAATTTAGGTTGTAGGATACCGCCTCTACCAGTTGACCCGTCTATTGGTACACCAAATTTTGAAAGTGTTGCCATTGTCTACGCTCCTTTTAATTTATTTACGCTCTACCTTTTTTTTATGCTTTACAAAAAAAATTGTAAAGGTAAAATAAAGGGATAGTCGCCTATCCCCTTATTATTAACTTGTTAAACTCTCACCTGTGTTTTTGATACGAAGTGGAATATAGATAAATTCAATTGCTTTTACTGGTTGTATCGCAATGTCAATCCATAATTCATTTCTATCAATTCTTGCACCGGTATTATTTGTTTCATCACAAACTACTAAGAAATCAAACAATGCTCTCTTAGTCACTAGATCTTCCATAAATCTATTGAAAGTATCTACTACTTGATCTCTTGTGATTCTATCATTTGGTTCAAACAAGAACGGTTTCGCTATTAGATCTAATTGATATCTTAGATACACGATCAATCTAGCCACGTTTACTCTATCTAGTGCCGATGCAATCGGTGATAAAGTCTTTTGTCCATACACCACTAAACCTCTGTTTGGTATGAACGCGATTGGATTAATCTTGTTAGCGTATAACGTATCTCTTTGACCTTCTGATAGTGTTACTGCTTGGAATTCACCTTCGTTAGTGATATAACCAACTGACGTTGAGTTATCTACTAAACCTCTGGTATAACCAGCCGGTGCGAACCAAGGATATGCTACCTGATCATTGAATGCAAGTGTTCTCAACGCGATGTGCGATGATGGAACAACCACATTGTTACCTGACAAGTCAGTTGAGTATCCTGATGGATAGTAAACAGCCGCATATGGTGATGCAGATGTTAAACCGTTTTCATCATTTGCAGGAGACTGAGCAGTGTTTGTTGCCCAATTCTGTGTTGATGTTCCATCTGGTCTTAATCTGAATGGTGAGTCACCTACCACGAAAGCAGTTTGTTTTCTGTCTGTGGATAGTGTGATCATCTCATCTAAGAGCTCTGGATAACCAGGAGCGGCAATCAAGTTAAAGAATCTTGATTCTGCTCTGATGTCATCGTTATCGGCAAGAGCACCTTGTAATTTAGTTACTATAACCTTACGTTGTGCTGATCTGCCCATGTACGCTGATCCATCTTCTCTTAGTCCCGATTCTGTTACCCAAACATTACCGTTGTTGGTACCATCATAAGTGTAGTTTGTTACGTATTTTTTAACATTGTAACCACTTAATCTTGTGTTGAACAACAATATGTTTTCTGGGTATACTGCTGGATCTGGTGCGTCAGAATGGAAGTTGCTGTATGCTGATCCCCAATCCTGTGCATCTTCATCTGCACCGCCTGGATTACCTACTGCGTCTGCAAATAGTACTCCTGATGCTGTGCTCTGATCCGTGTTGTCAAGCAATGTCCACTCAGATGCAGAATTGTTCCATTTGTAAATCTTCGGATAAACCTCTAATTCATTTGAATCAATCCATATGTCGCCATCTGCTAGAGATGAAACACCATCTGATTTTTTAGTTGGTTCTTCTGATACCATCTGTAGATCTTTCAATCCACCGCTTACAACTGAGTTAGCATCGTATCTGTCTTTTGAGTTTGCGTATGCTAACCATTTCATCGTACCGCCATCATTCACAGCAACATATATGTCTGCTGATTGTGATGAGTTGTACCATAATGTTCCGTTGACTGGATCACTTGTTGGTGCTGATGTGCTCGCTTCATAAGTCAAATCACTCCAAAGTGATTTGTAGTAGAATGCGTTAACACCAGATGATGTGTTATCAGTGAATCCTAAATCTGATGTTGCAACACCTTTTACGTTAGTGTTGTCTGTGCCATCATGTATGTACACTGTATAACCAC